GGATCTAACGCATCAAAGCCTGGTTCTGATGGTGTGGTGACTTTTGAGTCTTGTAAGTAATATTTACCGCCACTTACGATGTCTATTCCTCTTGTACCGCCAAATACCTTTAAACTGATCTTAGATCTATCTCTATTGCTGTATCCGAAGATTTCATAGGAAGAAGTTACCTCAGATCCTGCAATATGGGGTGCATTGACTGTATCTTGTCTCGCACGAGTACATCCTAGGAACTGGGTGACTGTTTTATCGGTATAGTTGATAATCTCGTCATCTATACGAATAGAGCCGTTCTGTTCTGGCCATCCGATAGTAGAGTCGACTGTTACGACGTTTTCCGTAAGGTTAGAACTTAGATCTTCAGAAAGGAGCGTTTTATACGGAGTTGTGAAACTTCCATCGCCATTTTCCGTATCTACATCTAATTCATAGATTTTTCCGTCTTCGGTAAACACCTCAACTACGGATTTTACGTATATACGTGCGGAATTGACAAGAGGATCGTTTGGATCGTTCTCTTGGAATAATACTTCACCTGTAAGTTCCACAGGGTTTCCGCTTATCGCTGTAGCACGAATAATCTCCCTTACAGTGTAAAATGCGTCACTAGGTTTGAATATTCTCTCTTTAGGGTACTCAATAACTGCTTCTACACCAAAGAGCACTCTCATCAAGTATTTGAATGACCTTGATGTACCTTTAGCAGCATAAAAGTCCTTAAGACGCTTAGTAACTGTTGATTGTTGGATTTGAGGGTCAAACTTAGAAGGGAATGACTCAGCAAACTGATCTCTGAACCTCTGTAGTAAGAATAGAGGTAAAAGGTTGTTTAGGTTGACTACTGTAGCACCAAAAGCATGTGTAGCTGCTACAGATGTTGAAAATGTGTACTCTGATAGTAAACCTATCTTGGTAGTGGCATGAAATCCCCTAACACACTCTTGAAACTGTGTTTGAGACTTACTCTTGTAATATATGATCTCTTCGTCTATCATTAAGAGACCTTCCTTTGGAAAATCTCTAGTATTTCCTACGTCAATGACTGTTGAGTCTAAAGTCACCCCAGAGGACGCTGTAGTCGACTCTACGAGGTCATTTAGCTTGTCTATGTTATAATATTCATCTATGTTCTGTATTATGTCAACAGGGTTACCCTTTAGTTCAAGTGATTTAAAGTAATACTTGACAAATTGTATAAAGTCAGGATAATCCTCTTGGATAAACTGAGGCATTTGCTCCTCAAGTCTATCCGAGACTTTAGATTTAGATTCTGGCGAAACCGAAGCATCAATCGGGTCAACTGTGACCTCAGTTTGAGGTGTGACCCACGACGCAACTCTCCACGACGACTGCTCAGCTGGCATTACTAACTATAACTTGATTCTGGTACGACACCTGTTCCAGAAGTGTTTGAACCACTGGAAATCTCATCATCAATTACATTTACGACTAGATTATCTATACCCAATGTCAGATAGGTCTCTCTGAGAGAAACAATGTCATTAGATTCTGGAACTACGGAGAATTGTAAAATATTATCAGTAGCATTGACTACTTCAGTAATTACTAAGTCGTTAATAGTAATTTCTCCCATTGTATAGTCGATAGTTCCCCAGTTACCACCAATATACTGTTTAGAACCGTCTGCGTTAACATAATAAAGACGGATAGTTCCTAATCCATCATCATTCAAGTAAAATACCTGATTACCGCCATCAGCACGTTTGAAACCATTAGTTTCCAAAGTTGGTGTATCTAATTGTGCGTTAATTCTGTTACCGAAGCAAATTTTGTAATTGAATCTCTGATTTAGAGAGACAGGTACATTTTTACGCATTCTCACTTTTGTAATATTGGATGTGATAGCTGGTTCCGCATCATCAATGATCTTTCCGACCTTAGAGTACTTAAACTTACCACCAAACTTGTTAAACTCAGCGGAAGCGTTTAATGTCTCCATTGTGCGGTAAATAATTTGCTTTATATCTTCTTGACTTCTTCTAGTGTCGTTTGGGTTGAAATAAACATAAGAAACGAGGTCAATAAACAAAACAGATGGATCCATGATCTTGGGTTCTACCGCACCTACTGAATATGAACGTATTTTCTTCGATACTGCATCTTTTTCAGATATAGAAAGACGATCTGCGTTCTTAGGTTTGATAACAACGATCACTTTACCGTATTCGGGTGGATCTGCCTCTTCACCACCAAAAGCAACGATAGATTGTACGTTAGGATAGATCTGAGGTATGATTGCTTCATAGTCCTTAGTCGTTACTGCTCTACCAAAGGCAGAATAGAACTTAGGAGCAGAATATTTGATAGCATCAATGCTTTCTGGAGCCGCACCGCCATCTGGGACTGCTGTAAGGTCTAAAGTGATGCCAGAAGTGATAGGAGTGTTTCTAGAGTCCTTAATAGTACCCGCAAATGAGTATCCTGTTAATCCATTAGGTCCTGTACCTATAGATGTTGGGTACTTTACTTCAATTACGTCACCATTAACTAATCCTTCGCCAAGGATACCATCACCGAAGATTATTTCGGGTCTCCTTGTCTCTGCTTCTTCTAAAAAGAAGACTTTACTTATATTGTTTACTGTTGTTATATCTGTTGCCTGTAAATATGCATCAGTGACAGTTCCACGTGTTACTTCCACAGTCATAGCTGAAGTATCAGCATTGAGGTTGCCTAAGATGAACCTCTGTCTTTCTGATTCTGTTTTTACGAACGTGTCAGTGATGAATATTCCTTCGTATGCTACTACATCTGTAAATGTTGCTTTACCATCTAATGTATTAACTGATACGATTAAATCTTTGGGTATGGAGAAGATATAGTTCTCTCCACTCTCTCCAGTAAATGATGTAAACACCCCTTTGTTGATTTGTACCGCTTCTGGGTATCCTCTACCATTAGAGCCTGTGCCATATATCGTCTGTACGACCACTGTAAAGGTCGCACGGGCACTTCTAGCACTCCTTGGGGTATATCCTATTAGTTTAGCTAACTTTACTACGTTTTCTCTTAGAACTGCAGTGTCTAAGAAGTTCTCGTTGATCGCTAGGTTGGCGTTAACCGCTGAATAGTAACTATTATAAGCAAGTACGTCTAAAAGAGTTGACAGAGAGGATCCTTCAAAGTCATAATCCGAAAATTCAGACTGTCCCTGTAGATATGCTTTTAGTTGTGCCTTAATCTCGTGAAATTCTAACGAGTTAACTTGGGTTAGTGCCATTATCGTTTCAATATAACTTCTAGGTTATCAATAACATTAGGCAAGCCAGTAATTAGATAATAAATCTCTACTCTCATATCATTGTCTCTTTCAATGAACTCTGATCTGACAGCATAACAAACCACACGTGGTTCATACTGGTTTATACAATTTTGTATCTGTGCTTCTACAGCAGTAGACTGCCCACTCTGATACAATTCAAACAAAGCACCAATAATGTTCCCACCGTACTGAGGTAGGAATGGTTTCTCATAAAAGTTGTATCGAACAATGTTCTTTACAGACTCTTTGATTGCTTCTTCGTTTTTTAATGTATTAACGTCATTCGTTATTGGATTTCTTCTAAAAGTTAGATCAAAATCCTTAAACGCTCGACTTGGTAGGGCACCTTTTGCCATACTATACCTACGTATTCGACCTAGAAGTTATTTAGACACGTTTTCAAAAGGTTTTCTCTTCTTTCTTGGTCTATCTGATCTAGGATCGGTAATTAGGTATCTACAATACTCATTTCCATGGTCATAAAAGTGATCTGACATGTCAACGGGTATATTTGCGTTCCTTTTTCCGTCTACAATTCTATTTGCCTTGGCCACGATACATTTTCCTCGCTTTATTTCGGGATGTAGCAGAGTATTTAGAATGTTGTCCTTTACCCTGTCTTGTTTTCTTTGGTTTTGATTCAATACTGTTTCCAGTGTTCCATGTTACTGCCATAATTTTTGTTATCCTGCAAATACGTTTGGTGATCCTTGTGCGACTGATGTACAACCGCCTAAACCATCTCCTACTCTACCAATACCTTTGTCGCCATTTACAAAGACTGTAGAACTCCCACTACTTATAGAAGCAGAATGGGGTGGACATGGACTACCAGGTTTTAGATGAACAGTATTCTTATCT